AATACTCACCAACAAGAAGACTTACGACCGCCCAGGGACTACATGGGTACATCGCGAGCCGTAATGCAGGATTTAACGGCGGAGGTAATAAAAGTAGAGGAGCATCTCTCAACATTAGGTGGGGTTGTAGATGGGCTCCCCCTAAAGGGACAATAGCAAAATTCCGTCTTGTTCCCGGCAACTATAAAGACTTAGCGGGGGAAGAAAAGGAATACTACCAATACATCTCTTTCTATAGCGCCCGTACTAGTAAGAGCTTCGTTAGTTCCGGAGAATGGGCACTAGTTAATGGTCGTCCAGAAAAGATAGGTGGCACTTGTCTAGGTTGGGACGAATTCGAGAAAGAGACTAAAGAAGGTGTTGATAGAAATCACCGCACAGTCTCTATGCGCGTAATGCACGCCTTCACTGGAATACACCTAGACTGGTATCACGATGTGCCAGCAGTACGTGACGGTAAGCCTGTTCTGTTTGAAAATGGAAAGCGTAAAGGCGAACCAATCACTAACAGGCTGCCATGTACAGGCCGTAAATGTGAATATTGTGCCGATAAACTACCCAAGAGCTTTGGTAAGAAAGTACATTGGAGTATGGGCTTTGGTCACATACAAAATCTAGTTGGTGCTATTGACGAGATTGAGAAAGATTGTGCTACTTGTGGCGGAATTGGAACTATAGAGAAAATTACCTGTGACTGCGAGGAATGTGGTAAGCCTATTATTTCTGTAAATGACTTCAATCTTGCAGATGAAACGCAATCAGCAGAATACTATCGCATTACGGGTTCTCCGTATAAATGCAAATGTGGTCATACAGGATGGCTACTGACTCAGCTTGAATGCAATAATAAAAATAAGGTGTGTCAAGATCCGAAACCACGCTCTATCTACGACTGCGACCTCGACATTAAACGACAAGGAGAAGGTGCTAGCTCAACTGTCCAAATTGTACGCTGGACACCAACTGTACTATCTGAGGACTTGTTGGAAATGGCAAAGCCTTGGAACTTCCCTGAAATATTCTGCCCGGACCCACTAGACGTACAGGCAGAAATACTTGGAATACGGAATCCTTATAGGGATTCAGCTCCACAAGCTCGTGAGTACGGGCAAGCTAATTACAATAAGTAATAGCAGCATAAACTCCCCGCTCTCTAGTAATAGAGGGCGGGGTTTCTTCTTTCCAAAACACCCATAGGAGGGCCGCGCTTTGGCTGGAATTCTTCAACCACTACCCCCAGTAGTTTGGGTAGACACCCCGGAAGAGATGATGAAATTTATAAGGCACGCTAAAGATACTGGAGAGTGTGCAATAGATACAGAAACCACAGGACTTAACCGTTGGAAAGATCATATTGTAGTTTGGTCTGCTTGTCCTTCTCCGGAAAAACGATACTGCTTCAGTAGAGACATGTTACGCATCTTTGATGCCGAACTTTCTCAAGACCCAAACATGATTTGGTGGCTCACTAATATGACATTCGATTTCTGTATGCTAGCTAACTCAGGAGTACGCGCCCCCATCGGTAACGCATACTGTACTCTTGCAATGGACTGGCTGCATGATGAGAACAGACAAGGCTGCCATGGTTTAAAAGAAACTGCTCTAGATTACTGCAACATGAACATGGCCAGTTTCAAAGATACCTTTGCAAAGAAGTTTAAAGATGACAGCACTGAAACTCGTATTCTTCGCGGACTTAAAGAAGATTTCAGGGCTGCTATCAATTACGCTTCACTAGACGCCTACGCCACATTCAAGGTAAAAGATGTACTAAGAGAACGTCTAGCTGCGGAAGAGATGGTAGATAACATCTCTTTATGGGATTACTTTCAAGAAGTTGAGATGCCTTTTACACGGGTGCTTTACAATATGATCCGAAGAGGTATTATGGTCGATACCGGGTATCTAGAAGACTTAAAACCTCAGATGTCCGATGCAATTGTTCGTCTCGAACGGAAGATTAATAAAGTGGCAGGAAAAGAGATCAACTTACGAAGTACTGCCCAACTTCGTTGGCTACTTTTTGATAAGCTCAAACTTAAACCAATCAAAAAGACTAAAGGGCAGTTACCCTCTACAGATGAAAGCACATTAAACATATATGCGGAAGAGGGTGTAGAAGTATGTAAATTGATTTCACAACTACGCAAAGTTAATAAGATCAAAAGCACGTATGTAGAAGGTCTTTCTAAGTGTGCAGATCCAGATGGAAGAATACATCCAACACTTACACAACATGTGACGGTTACCGGAAGATTAAGTTCCACTGATCCTAACCTTCAAAATATTCCTCGTCCTGATAACGATATATATCACTTACGTGAAGCATTTATTCCTAAACACAGATACCGGTTTATCGTACTAGATTATAGCCAACTAGAAATGCGCTTACTGGCACATGGGGCTAATGACGAGAACATGATAGGAGTCATAAACCGTGGTTGGGATATTCATGCAGGTACCGCCTGCATGATGTACGGGTATGATTATGATGAGCTAAATAAGGCATTAAAGAAAAAAAAGAACCCAGAAGCAATACTCAATGATACTGAAAAAGCTATGTGTTTTGCCCGACAAGCTAGCAAGACAGTCGGCTTCGGTAGACCGATGTGTTAAGCCGAAGTAAAATCCACTCAAAACGGGGAAACCTAAATGCATTTGCACAAGGCAATCCCGTGCTGCCCAATAAGGGTAGTGTATCGACTTGGACACCGGAGGATGTCCTCAACAAGAAGCTTGATCAATCAAGCAGTGTAGTCATTCACGTTTTCTTGTTGATACGGTGGAAGAAGAGCAAAATGTTACGTAATTGGAAACTACTCAACTCCAATGCTCTTCAAAGGTATAGTCAGTACCCAAGGAAACTTGGGATTAGTACGTTAACCTATGGTGAAGGTCCAAATAAACTTGCACACAGCCTCGGCATATCTGTAAATGACGCTAAAGTCAAAATTGAAGACTATTTCCGTCCATACCCCAAAGTTAGACAATTTATACAAGATACTCATAGAGCGATACGTGAGCAACACATGGTCCGTACTGTTACCAGCCGTCCTCGTAGATTTCCAGGTATGGAAACTCTTGGAGGAATGTACCGTAGTGCGATGACTGGTAGAGAACGTGGAGAATTAGCTAGAGCAGAACGCCAAGCAGTTAATTCACGCATTCAAGGTTCTGCAGCAGATGTAGCTAGAAGAGCTATGATATCATGTGAATTTGATCAAACTTTAATAAATCTGGGAGTACAAATGCTTCTCCAAATACATGATGAACTTATTTTCGAGGTACCTGAAGAATCCGTAGAAGAGGCGCTACCAATCATCAAACATAAAATGGAACATCCACTTCCTTTTGATCTTTCCGTTCCGTTAAATGTTGATGGTGGTAGTGGTTATAGTTGGGCTACAGCCAAAGGTTAATATGACGTATTCAGAATTAGTCACAAAAGTATCTGAAGAAACTAACTACACCAAGCGTGAAGTTAGGAAACTGCTAAGAATCGTTGCAGCAACAATACATAACGCGCTCACTGGAGGACAGAATGTAAAATGGAATACTGTAGGTACGTTCTTTAACGTACCTGCAGCTCCTCATTCTGTCCGTAATTACAAAACCGGAGAACGGTATTGGACTAAAGCTAGACGTAGAATAAGGTTCAAGCCTTGTACAACACTAAAATTTGGAGTTAGGAATTCCGTAATTTTGTTTCAGGAGCCAGACGTAATAAACCAATACTTACCGAAGGAGAATGCAGATGGAAAAATATGCAGTAGTGATCGACCCAAAGAAAGTGGAACAAGAAAAAATAGCAGGGAAGAACTTATCAAATAACCCTGACGCCAATATCCCACTAGATGATGAGAAGGGCAGCCTTCCATACGAAAAGGAACCTACAAAAAAGCAAGAGAGTGTCAATGGCGAAAGTTAAAAAGGAAGTAACTGAAACAAAAGTCATAGACCGCAATAAAATTCCACGAACAGACACCAATGAACTACTAGACGCCCTTCAAGCAAAGTTAGGTGGGGATGCAGTTGTTCTACAGCGTGGGGAGGAGATTGAAGGGCGTTTCGATCTGCGTAGACCTAGTGGTATTGTACAATTAGACATTGCTTGTGGTGGAGGCCTTCCTGCTGGGGGCCTCTCTCAAATTGATGGGCTAGATGGTATTGGAAAGAACCTACTTCTTAATCACTACCTGGCCAATCAGCAACGTATACACAGAGGCAGTACCAACATAGGCATGGTTTGTTTAGAAGGGGCTTTTGATAAGCTATTTGCTAGAGCTATAGGTGTAAAAGTAGCTCTATCTAACTACGAAATAGAAGCAATAGGTAGAGAACGACATCTAAAAGGACAACCTGAACTCACCTCTGAAGAAGCAGATGAATTTCGAGAACAGATCGGAAACTTCCATGTATTCCGTGGTGCTGCAGCAGAGAAAATCCTAGAGGGTGTTGTAGATTGGGTAGCTTGTAACGCCTATCAGATCATAGGCATAGACTCATGGGACGCCATGCTGACTATTGCTGATGAAAATAAAGAACTGGAAGATAATGCCAAAGTAGCTGACGCATCTAACGTACAAACCCGTTGGATGAGAAAAGTCTTTGGTGCTCTTTCTCCACAAAAAATATGTCCTGAATGTTTAAATAGACCTTTAGGTTTTAAACTCTTCGGCAAAGGTAATTACTCATATAAATGTGGGAATGGAGACTGCTCTTGGGAAGGCCAACGCCCATATATGTGGGAGAATGAAACTACTATCATTGGTCTTCGTCAAGTCCGGGCTAATCTGAAGCAGTATGGGCACGCCAGGGAGTATAAGACCACAGGAGCCTATGCTCTTCGTCATGGAAAGATGATCGATATACAACTACGTAAAGGGAAGGCCATTACAGTTAAAGATAAAGATGTAGGTAAAGAGATCGTATGGGAACTGACCAAAGGTAAGGCAGGTACCCACGAAGGACTAACTGGAACATATAACTATTATTTCAATCCTCCGCAAATTGATGTTGCTGCTGACTTAGAAAATTACTGTGTTACTAATAACATCATAACCTATGGAGGCTCAAAAGTGGGTTTCCTATTAGGAGAAATGAAGCTCGGTAGTAAAGAAGAAATGCAAAGACGAATTGAAGAGGATAATGACTTTCAATCTCTTTTACGAATCGAGGCTATTAAGTTCGCAGGACAGGGGCACATAAGGTACAAGTAATGAGTACAAACCTGGAACTAGGTATCAGATACATAGGTTTTGGCCTCTCCTGTAATGGCTGCGGAAAAGTTAGAGAAAGTACCAGGTATGTACTTAGGAACGCACAGACGGAAGATATTCTACAAGACTTCCGTCTGTGTGATCAGTGTCAAGATAATGGCCACGTAATAAAATTCGATGTCAAATATGCAGACGCTGAAGTAGCAAAAAAAGCTGCAAGAAGAGCTGCAAGAAGAGTACGCCTATCTAGAGAAATGGAACGAAATCTAGCAATAGACGTCGATGGTGTTGTACAGCCAGGTTCTGGAAATCAAGATGCCAAAGATGATGTTCGAGTACATGGTGAGTGGAGGTTTGAACACAAATATACAGACAGTGTCAAAAGCTACACACTTCACAGCAGCGACTTAGAAGCTGTTGCAAGACACGCTAAACTCTCAGGAGAGAAACCTGCTTTAGTGTTGAACTTCCGTAAGCTAGACAAACGATATGTAACACTGTCTTATGATCTGTTCCTCGAACTCATGGAGAAATTTAAATGAATACAGCCGAATTGCTGACTACTGCGCAAAGCAGGGAATTTGATAGAAGCATACTACAGAATATAGTAATTAAAGACCGCATTGAGTCCTTCCTAGAAGACCTAAATATAGAACCTCTGCAAATGCGTGGTGAACTATGTATAGGAGACGCTCCACGAAGAAGTCACATCTTCCACGCTTCAGAAATAGGTAGCCTAACTGGAAAGACATTAGACGGTAATTACCCAATGGGCTGTGGTAGAGCCCTCTATTATGGGTATATTGGAGCTAAAGTTGAGAAGTCATTTGATCCGAGACTTCGTCGTATTTTTGATACCGGTTCAGCTATACACTTACAGCTACAGCTGTATTTAATAGCGTACGCAAAGAAGCACAAGAAGACAGAGAAGTTTGAAGATGAAGTAAAAATCTGTCCGGAGAACAATATCATAGCAGATAAATATGATATCTCCGCGCACATGGACGGGCTGTACGAAGTAAACACTCCTGCTGCACATATTAGAGCCGGACTAGAAATAAAGACCATCAATACGGATGGGTTTAAAGTAACCAATGGTCCACATGCAGAACACATAATGCAAGGGACCGTGTATCAGGCTTGTTTAGACTTACCGGTAATGATCTTTTTGTACTATAACAAAAATGATTCAAGTCTAGCTGAATATGTTATGGAGTTTGATGAGCATCGATGGAAAGCCATTACGGATAAACTAGATTATGTACGTGATTGTGCAATGAATAATAAAGAGCCAAAACAGGAAATAGGCTCTACTTGTAAGAACTGTAAATACGCCAAAATCTGTAAACCTCCTGGAAAATCAAGAGGGCCACTTGCAGCAACTATCTTTCGAAGTGATCGACGAAAGGAGGAGTAAGTGCCAATCACTGAAGCAGAATATGGACAAGGGATATCTTTGTACGCACAGGCTGTAGACAAAGGAGACGCAGACATGTCCATGATGGGCTTTCCTCAAGCAGAAAGACCTAGACGTGATGGAGACCTAGCAGATAGACCTTATCTACCAGAACGTATAAGCGACTTGACTATGTCTCAGTTACTAGACCTACTAAACTGGTATACAGCATGGTATGACTACTCTAATAGCCTAGTTCCTAAAGCCCGTATAACAAAGAATACAGCAGAGTCTGCTAGAGATTTTGCCTGGGCTAAAATCAGAAGAGAGAAATCAGCCGAGAAGACAGTATCTGATAAAGATGATGCTACACGTACAGACCTACGGTACATCAAGCTCAATGCAGACCTTGAAACAGCTGAATACAAATATACTATGCTCAAAGCCATTACGGAGGGGTTATACCGGGACATAGAGACTATCTCTAGGGTTATTACTGGTTGTGAGCATAATAGTAATGTTGATGGGCATAGGTATACAGGAGAACGTAAAGCCAATAATTTCAAAGCTGGTCCAGCTAGAAGTGATGTTCTTTCTGTTTTCCGGAGAGGTCGTCAGTGAGCCAACTACGTGTGTGGATAGATAAACTACCCCCATCATCCAACAAAATATACATAAACATCCCAGGGAAGGGACGGTTTCTATCTCCAGAGGCAAGGGCGTTTAAAGTCTTTGCTATGCGAGCTATTCAACAAGATGGTAGAGCAGCATTTTTGGGGCTTAAAGAGAACGTACCATATGAGCTACGCTTAAGTGTATTCTTTGATCAAGTTGAGTACCTGAAATCTACGAAGGGAATGCGGTATAAGCGTATAGATCTTAGCAACCAAGTTAAGCTCATAGAGGACACCATTTCTGAGGCAATAGGTATAGGGGATGAGCATAACTTCAGGTTGGTTCTGGAGAAACATTGTGATCCGGAACATCCAGGGATGTATATATCCCTGCAACCTATCACTGAGGACCTAGTGGGTCTGACTAAGGAACAATATGATGCTAGAGAAAGTACATCCTCTCGATGAACTAAATGTAACCGAACTGATTGCTCTATGCAAAAAGGCTGGACATCTTTCTGCACACCGTGGAATGGGAAGAGAGGTATTGACAGGATTACTCACAGGTACTATATCTCCGGACGAAATAGATAGTCCGGACCCTATAGATGATGAGCGAGAACTAATGCTTTACATGCAGGAGACACACCCTGACACAATATTAGGGCAATTAAAGTGTAAATCTGAAGATTACTTCTGTCCTCTTTGTCCACCGGCTCGAGTAGCTATCTGCGCTGTTATTAATCATGACGAAGGCTTTAGACGTATGAATAAAGCGGATATGGTGCGGGGAAAAAGAGATTCGTGATGAGGGCGTGTACATCATGCCGACATCTAAAAGATTGTTCGGTAGTTGATGAAAATAAAATAGTAACAGGGTACCATTGCAGTGCCTGGGAACGTGTAGCCGAAAGTGAAATGAATGCACGTTTTCAGATTGAAAGGGATTTCGGATCTTGGGCGCTCAGATTCGAAAATCCTAAATTACAAACAGTAAAGAGTGCATCGCCGAAAATGAGGAGAAGACACCGAAATGGCTAATTACACACGTGAAGAACTCGAAGGACTACGCAGATCTGAAATTCGTACATTAGCAGTTAGTGACGAATTTGGTATGACCCCAAAAGAAGCAGTAAATGCTGCATCCAAAGACCTAATTGAATTCATTCTTAGCAAGCAAGGTGGCGCAGCTGAGACAAAACCTGGTAAAAAGACAACTAGCTTGAAGTCAGTTCCAGAGCCTGAACCAGAGACGGAAGAGGTATCTGAAGAGGTAGCTCCAACCCCTACAGAAAAGCCTACTAAAACTTCCAAGAAAGAAGAGAATGCTGTTATTACTCGTATCGATAAACTTGGATTAGCAGTAGATGAGTTGGAAAAGAATCTAAAGTCAGAAGTTATTGACGTTCAACGACAAGTCTATGTGCTCATGGCTATGCTTAAAATGTTCCTTGGTACTACTGACCTTGAACCAGCTGATGTAGACGCTGAAATCACAAAAGCCAATAATGATTTTGAACCGGGAAAAGAATAAGCCCTAATACTTATGGACTTAGGGCTCCCACTACAAATGAAACACAGTGTATCCCTTCTCAGCAACTTGATACTTTAAATGTAGAGGAGTTACAAAATCTGTTAAATGGATTAGTGATCTATCAAACAGATGACGACGTATCTACTAAAGAGAAGATCATCTCATTAATTCGTAGACATTCAATTTAAAAAGGGGGACTAACCGTCCCCCTTTCTTTTTGATCATAGCTATGAAAATTCTACTCCTATTAACGGTATAAGACATATAGGAGGAAAACCATGTTCAAAAACATGATCTACAAATGGGATTTGACATTTTTGATAGTATTCACCGCAATTTACTTCCTGGTGTAACATGACAAAACAAAAGTTAGAGTTAGAGGAGGTATTCAAATCTAAGCAGTCATCTGGCTTAGACCAGATGGCTCTAGATCGTCTAGCTGACGATCTGGAAATTGAGTTGGAAAACTGGAAATGCTGAAAAAGACCTGGGGAAAGAAGGGAATGCCTGCGTTACATACAGTAAAAGGCAAATAATTCTCCAGTCCCCCGTCTACAAAAGTCACACTCGTGACTTTTGTTAGCTAGCAAATAATAAACTTATCAGGGTATAAGTACTTTGGTGAGGATACATCTTCGCTGCTAGCTGCACCATGGTTCTCCAACCTCCTAGGTGTGTCCTCACCACTAAACCCACCTGGGTTTTTCTTAGCCATTAAATTAACGGCTGATCATTTAATATCTTCCGGACCAGTTTAACAGCTTTACGAGTATCAAGTACGTCTCTCTTTACTTCCGCAAGAGGATTAGACGACTGTATCGGCTCTAATGGCTCAAACATAGCCTGTGTAGCTGCTTCTATTCTTCCCGGCTGAGCCTCTGCATCACTCTCCTTATGCATTGGTCTTACTTGCCCTGGCATCTTGAAACGTATAGGAGGACCCTCATAAGGGGGTTCAGGACCAGCATCCATAGCATCATAAGCTCGCTCCTGCAGCACCTGTGCGAGCTTTGATAACGCCGGAGAGGTTTGGGTGGCTATCCATGCCTTAGCCACTGCAGCTCGCTTATCAAGCCCCTTAGCTTGCCTTATACGAGCTCTTTGTGGCCCTGCCTCTTCTACCTCAGTTACAGGATTATCTTCCATCTCTCCTGTACCTACTCCGGCCCCTTGCACTCCTACATCTGATGTGGTCTGTAGATTACCGCCTGGATTAATAGGACCTAGGTGACTTTGGTCTGTATGCGCTACATCTATCGGTATATCATCTCCCCGGCGAGTTAAAGAGGTTTCTCGAGTACCAGCGTCTGTAGCTCTATTATCTTTAATAGCAGGATTAAGACGACTTTGATATGTAGCGTCCATATCTTCTATGCCGTATGTAGAATACATCGCACGTTTAACTACATGCCCTACTTTCCAAATTCTATTCAAGGCTGGTTGTAATTTAGTACCGTCACCTAAGAACCCTCCACCATCGAAGTCAGCACCCTTTTCTACTGCTCCAGCAGCATCCCCTTGAATGGCGTCCATGCGAGTACCCATAAGTTGAGCCCCAGGCACACTTTGAGCTTGGTTCTCACTAAAGGGCTCTGCAATTACACGAGGCTTAAGAAGTTTAGTTGACATGTTACCAAGCTGGGCGTACTAAATGCCCTTCAGAGTATAACTCTATATAATCCACCGATATTGGACCATTCGTTGCAGTCAATATTGGAGTTAAGGGATTACTTTGTGTTGGAACAAATGCAAACTCTACATATTCCCCATGAGAAGTATATAATGAAACATTAGATGGCGTAAACGCTATAGTAATATCGATAAACTGTGAAGTTGGTGGTGCTCCATACCATGATTGTGTATTTGTGACTGCACCTGCCCTATTATACGTTCTAGCTACAATATGAGTACTAGAAATACTTATTTCCACTGCATGAAGATTCGTATACACATCATAATAAAATCCTAAAAGACAACCTTTATTCCCTATATCAGTCCCAAAGCATATACTTGTACGTAAAGTAAAAAAATTATTATTTGGTGAGATTATAGTCGGTCCTACAATACTTGCTTGATATGAACCAAACAGACTTGGGTTTATCATTGCTAAAGTACTTCGCCCAAATACAGGTGAAGTTGCCATCACTTGAGATGGTTGTTGCCCATTCATTTCAGTCCACACATAAAATGCATCATCAATAGCAGACACATACATATCTCCCCCACCAGTAATTACATTTAATGACGCATTACCAAAATCTTGCATAAAATGATAATCTTGCGGAGAGGGCAGTCTATAAAAATATTCAACATTTTTATCCTCTACTTGTAAATGATCAAAATTGACTACAAGACTATCAATAATAACTGCAGTCGTTGCATTTACAAGATTAGCACATAACGTAGACCAAGGATGATCCTGATTTCCTAGGGACATATTTGAGGATGTTTGGTCATAAGGACCAAAATAAAGATTTGTAGGATCAAATACAAGCGTCATCCCCAATGGCGTTTGTGTAGTATCAGTTACATTCCACAATACACGTGTTTTAGATGTTCCACTCTTTGGGTTGCCCTGCAAAGTAATAGAAGAACGTGATGTGTATGCGTCACCTCCAGCTAAACTGAGCTTAGCGAGATCTTTTACTATACCAGACTCTGCAGGATTAACAGTATACTTAGCTGTAAGTGTTGCTACCGTTCCTTGCGTAGGTGTTATGGTAAAAACGTTATTCGCTTTCAGAATAGCGCCTGTATTTAATCCAAATATATCTGAACAAGTCACATTAGTACAATTCACAGCTGTACTATTCATAACCTGACAATTATATATGTTGTGGCTACCTATATTTAAATTCCCTGTCATTGCCCTAGTGCCATCTTGTAATACAACACCAAGAGGAAATGCGTCTTCAATTCCAAGTGAAACATACCTAGTTAGTGCATCCGTAGGTAGACTCTCTAAGGAACTCTGTACAGAATAAATCAATCGCAATACAGTACTATTTGGTATTGTGTAAGGCGATATTGCTACATTGCCATAAATATCATACGTACAAAAATATACTTTAGGATTCGTAATGAATCCTTGTTTGTAAACACTACTATTAGAGCCACCTACAACGGAATAAATACCTACTACATTTCCAGAAGTGTCTAAAAGGCTATTGCCCATTAAATCTACTACTGAAAAAAGAGCACGTAATCCTTCTGCATCACCTGGGTATGTATTATCTCCGCAGAAAACAACTCCATTTAAAGTATATGAAGTTATTCCTACTGAAGTGAATCTTACACTTGTATTAACAGCTAAAGAATTAGCAACAACCTTCTCATACAAGTAATTGATATTAGTAGATAGAGCCCAAGCTGCTCGATTAGATATAGCTGAGGTACCTATTTCTGCAAAACCTACGAACCTGCCTCCAGTAGAAGTAGGAGTATCAGTTTTACTTATATCCGCCTGGTGACCTATTTGCCCAGGGCCATCACCATGCGGAAA